GCAGCAATCGGCATTCCCTTGGTGGCGTTCATGATGTCGCTCACAGGGTCTGCCGGTTGGGCTTCCTGCTTGGCCGGGATGACCTGATCAATGTTCGGGAAGTCTGCTGCCTCAAGAACCTGACGAATCAGTTCGGTGTTGTTGAACGTCCCCGGAGGTGTCTGTGCTGCCAACTGGAGGGCCAGACTTGCCAAGGACAGGCGATGGGCACGACTCGGGATGTTCGGGTCCGAGACGGGGAGGACATCCACACGACCATCAAAATCCTGCTGGAAGATGGTCATGTCGCCCTCCGGCGTGGCGTACGGGTAGCCGTTTACCGGGACAAACGTCTCATTGATCTGGGCCAGAATCTTGAACTGCTGACGCTGGGCGTGGTGGAGACGCTTGTGAACTGCCGAGAAGAACTTGGCAGATGCCTCGATCAGGGCCATGGTTGTCCCGACAGGACCGTATCCGGAAGAATCGTTGACGACCTGATCGGTCTGATCGGCAAACTTTTCTGCTGCGCTGGAGACAAAGCCGAGCAGCTGAAAGAGTGTATTGGACGGTTCTTTGTAGGGCAGGTTGACGATGGCCTTGTTCAGGTCCATGCCGAGTGCCTCAACTTCCTTGAACTCACCGGGGCTGATGGGATCGTTGTCACCGACAACCCGGACACCTTTTGCCTTGAATCCGCCGGGGAGGTTGGCGAACTGACCGGCATCTACCAATGCCCTCATCGCAGACGTTGCCGTCATTGTCAGGTTACCGATCAGGTGGATCAGGCCGAGGCCGTAGAAACCGAAGCCGGGGACAAAACGATAGTGGGTAAAGTGGACCATCTTCTCGGCCCGAGGATCGTCTTCACGATAGTTGCGACGGACCGACAGGACGGCCTCTGAAGATTCTTCGACGGTAATGATGTACGGATAGACCTGATCGTCGTCCTCCAGCTGCATGTAGCAATGCTGCTCAAGAAGGGTGTACTCCGGGTCTTCGGAGTTGTTGCCGTGCAGACCCATGATCTCGTCGATCTTGGCAGAGATTTCATTGTCGGCCCGATTGGTGTCAGGCTGCTCGGAAAGGTCTTCAACATTCCGATACATTCCGGCGGCAATGTCACGGCGTAGATCGACTGGTGACTTGTAGATAACGTGGGTGTAACGCTCGGCACGACGTAGATCAGTTGCTGAGTAGTTGACATAGAACTGGTCGATGGGGATGTGTTCGGCGGTGGGACGTTCCAGTCCTCCATCGTAGTACATCTTGACGATTGCAGAGCCGACAATGGGCAGATGGAAGAGCATCCGCTCCATCTCGTCAAAGTACTCGGGCATCATCTCTGTCAATTCATAGTTCATGAAACGACGGACACGGTTAGACTGCTGAACGATCTGACTGTCGGGATCGCCGATGATCTGTGTACGGACAGGACCAGCAGCAGGGAGAAGTTCCTGAGATGCCTTGGATTGGAACTTGACTGCGGACTCGATGATGAGCGGGTGTGTTGCTGCACACGATCCGTCGAAGGCTGTACCGGTCTCCTCGAACTTTAGGCCGAGCAGGTCCAGACCACGGGTCAGTGTTTCGTCCCATTCTGATCGACTGTCCTTGTCTGCCTCGAAACCTTCAACGACTTTGGACGCCATGTCCTTCAGTTCATCTTCTCCGAGATATTCGGCAAGGTTGGCGAAGTGCGGGATTTCAATCTCGACCTCAACTTTTTCCTGCATTGCCGCCATGAACGCCATGTCATCGGGCGACATTCCCTCGACAAGGATGTCGTCCATCTCCATCTCGAACTCTGCCTCTTCCGGCCCTCGCAGTCCTTCTTCCATTTCAACTTCAAGACCCGGAGGAAGCATCGGGCCATAGTTTTCAACGAGTGACATCAGATTGCCTTCGGTTCGTAGTTGTTAGGTCGTTCGACGACAGAGCCGCCTTTCTTGAACTGTTTAATTTTACTGATCCGGGAAATTGGAATATCCTTTTTAGTTACTCCGTAGACTTCGTCAGAAGACTGTTTTGAATACCAACCATCATCAGGATCATATTTAATTTCTATAACTACATCATCCGGTGCGTTTTTATATCGCATATCCGGGGAGGAAGAGGCGTGTATTCGTCCATAGAAACTGCTCGGGGTAAACTTACCACTTTCTTGGGCTTTGTCAAATTCTTTTCGGGAGACAATTCGGTAGAGAACTTCTGGGGTTTCTCCGTCAGATGTGAGGAGAGAAGACTGCATGGTGTCCCCTATTTTTATAGGCGGTCCTTCACGAAATTCAACTGATTTACTCTTAGCACGGTCTGGCATTTCAAATATTTTATCTGGTGACAGCGGACCTTCAACTTCTTCTGCCCCTCGCAGGTACTTTATTTCAGCTTGAATAGTGGGTCTATCTGAAATGATAGCTTCAGCTACTCGGGTGTTTCCTTCAACAATAAAAGGTTTTCCATCTTCACGTACGTGAATCATAATAGGACTAGGATTGTATCCTTCTTGTTCGATAGATTTTTGTAAGTTTGCTAATTTTCGACTAGACGTTCGAGATGCTTCTTCGCCCATGGCTCCCGGCACATCAGCAAGTTGTTTAGGGTCAAGTTCGATAACACCTTTGTGATACCCGGTAATTGCTGTCGTTCCTAAATTTTTCCGATATGTATTCGGCTCTGCTTTTGCCATTGCTTCAGCAGCTTCTTCTTTTTTATCCCGAAGCCAACTTCCGCCGGGATTGTCAATTTCTAATTTTTTAGCAATTTGTTTAATTGTACCTGCCCCGACAAATGGGAGGGCCAGACCTGCCAGACCAGTCCCAGCTTTACCGAGGTCTTCTTCTTCAATACCTTGGGCGATGTAAGCTACGTCCAGTCCTTCTCCGACACCCGGAATCATAGACAACGCCATTTCTGCTTGTTCAGCAGAAGTCATTGGCTGGTAATCAGCATTGTACAGTCGGGCAGATGCAAGTGATGGACCACTGCGAGGATCAGGAGATTGAAACTCCCGACCGTAGTCTGCAATCAATGCGTTTAGTTCTCTGATGTCGTCAGCCACCCTTCGCCTCCAGCAGTGACAGGCGGACCTGTAGATCGTGGATGTGATGCAATAATTTTTCTCGTAGTTCCTGACGGGCAATGGCGTTGTCCGGCGATGGTACAATCTGTCCTTCAGGGGTGACTAGCTGCATCATTCTTGATTGTAGGTGATAAACACGATTTTCCAACTCATTAAATGACATCATGAGATAACCGACTAATGCAAAGAGAAGCGGTGTCATGGTTGTAATAATGGTTTGCATGTTAAAGCCCATGACGGAATTATACTGGTGGTCAGGGCAGTACCCAATAACCGCCGCGCCGACGACGTGGTGCCTCGTCTTCCCACTCCGGATCGTCGGGATGTTCGACTCGCCATGAGTCCTTCATGTAGAGGACTGCCATTGCCATGGCGTCTACCATGTCGTCGTGCTTACCGCCGGGGAAGCGTAGTGCCTGATTGAGTAGGTCGTCTGCCCATTGTCGATCCGACGGTATCCAGACTCGTCCAGACTCCATCAGCGGGGTCACTGCATTGACACGCGATACTTTGTCGCGGTCAGGATTGTATTCCATGATTGGCAGTCCGGCACGACGCAGGTCTTGAATCAGCGATTGACCGGATGCTTTCTTCTCGACAATCATCAGGTCCGGTCTGTGGTGGTCGTACTCTTCCTGTGCAAGGGCACGAAGTTCCGGATACTCCCATCGTCCGTGTTCGTTGCCGAGTAGGATTATGTTGGCGACAATATGTTCCAGTCCTGTCGAGTCGGTCTGCATCTGATGAAATATGCCCCATGTCTGGATTACCGATTCGTCAGCAGTCTGTCTGGTGCTGAAGGCGGTGTCGAGTGTCTGGACGACAAACTCACAGGCAGGTGGATCACTGTCCTTCCACGGCTGGAGGTAGCCCATCTTGATGATACCGCCGTCGTCAGGCGTCGGGTTCTGCATGTAGAGCGACTGCCAGTACTTGGCACCGTTGTTCGACCGAATCTCTGCCTCGTCCTGTCGGAGTAGTTCATCTGTCTTCCACTCGGGGAAGTACGACGATCCGACCGGAAGGCCCAGCAGTTCAGACGCCTCGTCATCAACCCATGCAGGTATCTTGATGACCTTCCATGGCTGTGTCTCCACTTCTTCATTGCCCTGATTTCGCAGCAGCCACCCGCAGAGGTCGTCGTCGTGGTACCGGGTGTTGATAATTACGATGGACCCACCGGGCATCAGACGGGTACGAAGGCCTGACGGATACCAGTTCTTAATGTATTCACGTCCGGCATCGCTGAAGGCATCCTCCTCAGACATGGCATCGTCGATGATGGCTACATGGGCACCGCGACCGGCAATCTGGGACTTAACACCAGCCGAGAAGTACGATCCACCCTTGTTTGTCTTCCATTTACCCGCAGCCTTGGCGTCTTTTCGCAGACGAACCCCGTCGAACACCTCCTCGAACTCCGGCGTTGCTACCAGATCGCGGACAGACCGGCCAAAGTCGGAGGATAGCTGCTCATTATGGCTGATTGTCAGGATTTCGTGGGCAGGATTGCGTCCCATGTACCACGATGGAAACAATCTGGAGGAGATTAGAGACTTGGACGACCGTGGTGGGAGGAAAACCATGATGCGCTGTCCGCCCTGATCGACACAACGCTGCAATTCACGACAAATAATGTCGATATGTCGTCCCCATTTGAAGTCCGGGACAATCAGCGGGGCCATCATCTTGACGTAGGAGGCGAAATCGTTGTGTGCCGCCTGTGCAGCACGGGCCTTCATCAGGGCGAGGAGTACCTCGGGGCTAGTGCTTGACTGGCTGCTGGATAGCTGCATCAATAATGCCCTGATACTTGGCGATTTCGGCGTCGAGTTGCTCCGCAGACATGGTGATCTTCTGTTCAATCATGGCCTTTTCGACGAACATGCCCAGATGTTTGCCCAGATTCTCCAATGCACGGTTGGCGTTGGTAAAATCTTCCGAGGCCATTGCCTGATTGTAGGTGGTGAGAAACTTATCGACGATGTCGTCGATGTTGATGACTAGCTTTTCCATTGCTTTTTCCCTGATGTGTTCGACAAAGGCGTTAATTTTTGGGACCGACAACAGTTCCTTGGCCTTGCCTCGAATCTGAAACGGCTTTTTGCCGTTGATGGAGTACCCGGCGTTGATGTAGGCGTTGTAGGCATCGCCCGTCTCTATGAACTCATAGGCAAATTTATATTGCATGGGCGACAGACGAAAGGGGAGAACCGACATCTGCATACGACGACGTTTATCCTTCGGGTCGTTGAAGGCCTGTGGTCGCGACATAAACTCGGGCAGCTGGTTGAACTCCTCATCCGTCTCAAGACGGCGGCGTTCTGCCTCGATAATCTTTGGATCATTGTCGTCGCCGTAGCGGCCCTTGGAGATGCGATTGCTCATAGACTGAGGATATCGTGACGGGCCGACACAGACAAGGGAATTGCGGGGCGTATATTACACAAAACTGATGTAATACCAAGTCTGATTTTTTTGAAAAATTTTTCTGAGACCCCTTTTATATATATATAGCCGATGCAAAATTTTTGCCCCCCCTCCCGAAGAACAAAACGTGAACAAAATGTGTCGGTCTTTAGAACAATTCCAGACTGTCCAAGGCACATCTGAACCATCCAGTCAACCATTATTTTCGCCGTCGGCTGCCATAGATCGCCGCGCCGGGTCAATCGAATTGTTTTGTTGACAGGACAAAAAATATCTGAAACCGCCCCAGAAAATTTTTTTTATTCTATGGGTTACAAAAGATTTTAATTGATGTATTAGGGGGGCGTTGTTGAACATCGTAAATCGTTAAGTAACCGGATCGCCGGGGCGCGACGCATTCCGCGTCTGCCTTTTGCGTGATCCGGCAATATCCATTGATGGAGAAAAAAATGGATATCGTAAACTTCACTTCTACTGGAAACCTGTTCTATCTGCACCCGTCGATCGATTATTCGATCGGTGAGGCTGAAGTCCCGAACAGTCTTGGGGCCGAACAGGTGATCCGATACGCCGAGTTTTCTAACGGCGATCGGAGGGCGATCAACATGGTCGCCGCCAGTGATACCCGCGACAATCTTTCACCGCGCCACGTTCTTTCGACTTGGGGCCGTGAAATGGTCGACGCGGGTCTTGGTGATCTACTCGATCCTGAAACGTCGGCTATCTCGACGCGGATCGGAAACGGTGGACGGCAAGTCCACCTGATCGCCACGAGCCAATCCACGGACCCGTCCCGGTCCCGGCAGGTGACACTACGCGACGGTCGCACTACGCGGCTCCAGATGGGCGTGGCGTTATCGTTCGGAACCGACGGAACCATGGCAATCGCCGGGGCGTCATCGTTCACCACGATAATCTGCCTGAATTGCGAGTTGCCTATGGTCGGCGGCGGATATTTCAAAGTCCGCCAAAAGGGCCGCTATGGGCTACGCCTTCCGGTCGATGCTCGGGCCGCGCTGCAAAGCACCGCGACGTATTTTGATACGTTTGAACGTGCGATGCAGACGATGGTCCCGCGCCGTCAGGCGTTTGAGGTGATCGACGCGATCGCCGACAATACGCCGGTCGAGGATCGGAAGCGGAACGGCGAGACCGTCGGCGATAAGATCAAATCGATCTATCACATGGTCGAAGCCCCGCGTTATGGTGAGACCCTTGCATCGATCCGCTCGTCGGTATCGAACTGGGCGACCCATACCGAGGGCAACCGAGGCTCGAACAAGTTGGCCGGGTTCGTCCGGCGGCAGGATCGGATGCGTAAGATGTTCGCGCATCCGGCCTATGCCGAACTCGCGGCCTAGCCAATGCGAACAACAGTCTGGATTGTCGGACTGGCGGGGATAGCCTATATCTGGCTATCCCTGTTCGCATTAACTATCTAACAAAATCAGGGGCGGCTTTCGGGTCGCCCCTTTTTTTGTTTTCATTTTGTTCACGTTTTGTTCTTTTTTTTCGGGCTATATATCCGGGCCGGGATCAGAGTAGTGACCAAATATATATATATATATCCCGCGATCAGAGTAGTGACCAAATATATATATATATATATCCCGCGATCAGAGTGGTGACCGTATATATATTATTTATTTTCAGAGTAGTGACCAAAAGAACAAAACGTGAACAAAATACAGCAAAAGAACAAAACGTGAACAAAATGTGGCGGGTGGAACAAAACGTGAACATCCAAATGTCAAGCAAAAAGTGCATGGTGCGACAACATGTCGCAGATATGCCTCTGCACATCGCCGCGCATATGTAAAGAAGATTCGATATGCATTCTCTGCATGGCAGGGTTGCAATCTTTGCATTTGAACCAGTCCCTCTTTTCAGCAACTATAGTCCCACAAAGCGCGGCAATTCCGTCACGCTCATACCTTAGAATATAGGGGCATCCCAAATGTACAATCTTTCCGGACTATCTGACGAACTCGCAACAGCCTATCGCACCAAGCCATGGCACGACAAAAAACCCGAGCAATTGCTTGGTGTATCCAATGATGCAAAGACAATTAAAGGTGAAAAGATTGGCGTTAGCACCGCAATTCTTTATCTTTCGCCGCACAATATTTCGGGCGTGAATATGTGCCCGATGGCAAAGATCGCGCAATGCGACGGGCCTTGCCTCAATACAGCAGGACGCGGCGCGATGACAACGGTGCAGCTTTCCCGGCTTCGTAAAACGCTTTACTTTAACCAGTACCGCGACGAGTTTCTTGCACAATTAAAGCGCGAAATTGTGGCGCATATTCGCCTATCAATTAAAAAGAATATGGTCCCGGCCATACGATTGAACGGCACTAGCGATATTCGTTGGGAACTATTAATCTGGGATTTTATGGTCGAAATGCACGACAAATACGGTGCCCGGTTTTACGATTACACAAAAATTGCCAACCGTATTATCCCGGACCGCGACGTTTACGACATTACATTCTCTTATTCGGGCGTTGCGGATTATGCCAAATATTACCAGACCGCACGGGACATGGGACACCGTATCGCGGTAGTATTCCGATCGAAGGACATCATCCCCACGAAATGGGACGGGCTGGACGTGGTATCGGGCGATGATAGCGACGTGCGGTTTATGGATGATCACAACGTGGCCGTCGCGCTATACGCCAAAGGACGGGCACGGCACGACACCACCGGCTTTGTGATTGACTAGGCCCATCGGGGGCGGCACTATGTCGCCCCCACAACCACGGAGTTCATCATGGAAAACGAATTGATTGTAATAATCGGAAACGTCGCGGCGTTCGGCATCATCATGGCCGCTGTTATCAGGAGCAAATACTAGCCATGAGAAATCCGACGCAGCGCAGCAAATCAGCGACGAATAAAAACCAGAAATATCGGAAACAATTACGACAGAAGAAACATAACCGCCAACAATGGGTGCTGCGTAACGTGCCCGAACATAAACTATACAAAAGAAAAAGTGATCCATGCGCCAGACACATACCAGCCATGCAAGATTAGCAATGTACTTTTTAGAAGCCATCAGGCACTATCAAACCATCGACAACCAACCAGAGCAGTGACCATGAGCCGCAAGACAATCAGAGTTGAGACCGTAATAGACTGGGCAAACAATTATCTGGCGAGGACAGATGATCAGCACATTGAGCGTCGGCGAGGCGTGATGGCGATGCTGGAAAAAATTCTGTACGAGACCGGAAACTATCAGGGATATCGGTACATCACGAACCTTGAGACTGATCACACTCCGGGTGTTCGATACGACGAGAACACCGGGGAACTACTCAACTACGCAGAGCGGTTTGAGAATACCGACAGAACAAGGGCGCAGTACTAATGGACGACATTGACCGCCGATATGCAGAAGCAACGCACCGGGTCATGGACCTGATGCAGACCGGAGACTGGACCGTCACCGAGGCAGCCTACCGCGCAGCATTTGACCACGGCCTTGGCCTTAACCAATACGGACGACTGGTCCGTGAAACCAGAGAACGCTACGAGGAGATGGAATAATGGGACTAGATCAATACGCAGAGTTTCGTACGCAGCCGACAGCAACATTCTACTGGCGCAAACATGCTGCACTACAGGAGTACATGGAACGGCTGTGGGTCGACCGGACAGGACAATCATCCGACACCCTGAACTGTCAGGACATGCACCTCGACAAGGAAGACATCGAGGAACTCCGCAAGGCTATCCTGTCAGGCTTCAAGGATTGTCGATCAGATGGTAACCTATTTTACGGCCACGAGTATCAGGACGAGTCCGTCAAAGAATACCGAGAGGACGACCTTCGGTTCTGTGACGAGGCCATGAAGGCCATCGAACGTGGTGAGACAGTCATCTACTCATGTTGGTGGTGATGTCTATCCTCTACAACAAAGTGATTGACGATCTGTACGAGCAGGTCGTCGATCACGACAGGCCACGTGGATCACAGTTCGACTACTGCGAGGACATCACGAAGAAGTACATCGACAAGATGTCCGACATCGAACTGGTCTATTGGCACGAGACATACATCAACAAGAGAGAAAACAAATGAAGACATGCCTTGTAAGAGTACAAGACACCCACATCGGCGTCGGGCTGTTCTGGTTCGAGACAGAAGAAGAACTGTCCTGTATGATAGATCAGATCGCCGACCCGGCGGCGTGTGAGTACCGAATTATTGATGGCGGTGGTGTGTTCTTCAACGACCTATCGCTGCCCAACCCGTCGGACGACGACACGCTGTCCGACATGCGAGGATACGACGAAGGATTGATACACGAACTAGTATCGGACGGTACATGGCATCCGTGTCTCTCAATGGATTGGACAGAATAATGACCTACAGAAGAAACAAACAATCAGCATGTGTGTACGTTGTTTCGGAAACGTATAGCGAATGGCACAAGATTGGTATGACAACACAGATACCAACGAAACGGCTCAAATCATTCCAGACTGGAAATCATCGATCTCTTTTCTACCGATGCAGAACACCCTTCATTCCGTTTGAAACAGCGAGTAACCTTGAAGAAGCACTACTGCGAACATTCAGTTCGACATACTGCAACTACAAAGATCAATCGACATACGAAAAATATACACGACAAAACCCACACTACATCAGTGGTGGGAAAGAATGGTTCAAGTATCCAGCTAACAAACTAGAAATAATATTTTACAAACTATGTAAAGAATTATTGAACACCACATCAATATGTGCGTCAGAAATATTTGCTTCTAAAAACCAGATATATATGTGGAACGGCCATGACAAACACATAAAGGAACTAGCAGCATGAACATCTTCTATCTACACCCCGACCCGGTGGTCTGCGCCACGCACCACTGCGACAAGCACGTGGTCAAGATGATACTTGAGACAGCGCAGCTGCTGTCCACCGCACACCGTGTCCTCGACGGAGACGACCACGCAGACTGGCACGGCATGTACAAGGCGACACACAAGAACCATCCGTCTGCCGTATGGGTACGTGAGGCCGTGGGCAACTACGTCTGGACGCACCAGCTACTGATCAGCCTGTGCCGGGAATACACCCACCGGTACGGGGGCAAGACGCACAAGACCGAACGACTGGTCAAGCCGCTGTCCCGACCACCTGCTCACATATCAAATAAACCGTTCCACACCCCGATTCCGCAGTGTATGCCGGACGAATACAAAGACCCCGATCCTGTGGTAGCCTACCGCCGCTACTACATCAACGACAAAAAGGATTTAGCAAGATGGAACAAGACGTCAGAGCCGACATGGTTCGTCTCGCCGGAAGAATACGAGAAGCCGGAGATGAACTACATGAACTATGCGTAGAACTGGCCGACAACATTGCCCGGACAGACCCGAATCGAGATTATCTATCATTTATTATAGGACAACTGGAGAAGTCGGACGATTCCGTCGATGTTGCCGCCCACCTCGTGGCCTGTGGTGTCGAGGCCATCATGCGATTCGACGACATCGACGACACAACGACAGCTATGCACTGACGACATACCAGCCATGCACCAGATGCACAGCTAACGCAATAATATTTCAAGAATGGGGGTAGACTTTTCAGTGACCATCGAATACTCTATGAGGGTCAACAACAACGGGAGGCCGATATGGCTGACTACACCTACAGCGACGGCGGTCGCAGCCAGTACTTCAAAGGCACAGCCGATGACTGCGCGGCACGTGCCATGGCAATCGCCCTGCAAATGGATTACAGGGAAGCCTACGACAAATTGGCAGAGGCTAATGCCAAAGGTCGGGACGGAGTCCGTAGCGCCAGAAACGGCATCTACAAGGATGATTTCGACAAAGTGTTGGCAGCACATGGTTGGTCTTGGGTAGCAGCCCCAAAATTCAAAGGCCGTAAAGCCTATGTCCGCGACATGCCAAAGGGGCGTGTGATAGCCCGAATGGCACGGCACTTTGTAGCCGTCATCGACGGTGTTGCCCACGACACATGGGACAGCACCCATAAGATGATCTACGGATACTGGGAGGGGCCGAAGGATGGCTGACTACAGGGGATGGGTACATCTCGAAGATGAGATGCCCCGCATAGGATCAGGGCTACGACTCGTCGAAGGTCAGGTCGGACGCAAGTGGGTCCGTCTCAGGTCAGCGACCAGCCCGACACCCACCGACAGATCGCGTATCCATATCAGCATCTGGAGAAAGATTCTCCGCAGAACAGAGAAGAGAGGAATACCATGGAAGTAACCTACAACGACATCACCGACATCAAGGTGCAGTCAGAGGATCGTGACTTCTACAAGATCACATACGTCACAGCCACTGACTCAGAGGGTCGGCAATTCACCATCCGAATGTTCGGACACGAAAACAACCAGACAAAGGTAGAAGTAAAATGAATCGTTACAACCTTCGACAGATCAGCCCGACAGGCTACGTCACCATCAAACAGGCAGCAGACCTATTCAGAGGAGAGATCAGTGCAGGTGGGATCAGACAAGCAGGATACGCAGGACGAATCGACATGGTCCGATCAGGACAGGGAGGATGGTCAGCCGACAGAAAGAACCACAACGAGGTCTGTCTCCAATCGCTCTGGGAATATCTACAGGAGCGTGACCCCAGAGGTCGTCAGCTACGTAACGTCAGTGGCGGGGGAGACACCCGATGAAGACGACATCAGAGAGTTCATCGAAGGTCTCGAACTATGGTACTCGGAGGCCCGACAGGGCGGAGATTTTTCCGATGACCATGAATGATGGACGACCGCCATGCGACGACTGTGGACAGCGTAGGGCCGACATAAGATCAGGTGGACTGTTCTACTGCCCCGAATGTTGGAAGACATACAATGATTAAAGGATTATCAGGAGTAGTCATAATGGCGGCATCGACCGGTCTCGTCATGATCAACCCGCTGCTGTCAATCCCTGTCTTTATTCTAGGCTTTTGGATGATGATGTCTACAGACTGGGACGAACTCTAGGCAGATTACCGACAACCATAAACATTCGATACAGTAGAGAAGAGAAAGGAAAACAGTAGTAGAAATTACGGTTTGTCTCAAACCCGATACATAGATATGTACTCGCCGCGACGACCCCCTCACAATAGGACAAATTGTCGCACCCCTGAAACCCGCAGAAATCCGGCATTTATTGTCGGGCCTGTGGGACAGGATCACCAAAGATAGTACCGATCTGGTACTAACGGGAACGTTGACACGAAATACATACTTGCTATCCTTTTAAGGAGAGGAACCCCAATGATTAACGAAACCAAGAAGCACAGAGATAAAGAGACGATGACTACGTTTGATTTTGATGACGGCAATGGTCCAGTCCCGGCTCACAAACACCCTAAAGGTGGTGGATGGGTTGCTGATACCGCTACTGTTGATGAGACTGCATATGTAGGAGCCGAAGCTCAGGTCTTTGGCAATGCTCGGGTCTTTCACGATGCTGAGGTCTTTGGCGATGCTGAGGTCTTTGGCAATGCTGGGGTCTTTGGCAATGCTAAGGTCTTTGACAATGCTAAGGTCTCTGGCGATGCTTGGGTCTCTGGCGGTGCTAAGGTCTATGATAATGCTTGGGTCTTTGGCGATGCTGAGGTCTTTGGCGATGCTGAGGTCTTTGGCAATGCTCGGGTCTTTCACGATGCTGAGGTCTATGACAATGCTCAGGTCCTTGGCGATGCTAAGGTCTTTGGCAATGCTCGGGTCTATGACAATGCTCAGGTCTTTGGCAATGCTCGGGTCTGTGGTGATGCTCGGGTCTTTCACGATGCTTGGGTCTTTAACAATGCTCAGGTCTTTGACAATGCTAAGGTCTCTGGCGATGCTTGGGTCTTTGGCAATGCTCGGGTCTTTAGCAATGCTAAGGTCTTTGGTAATGCTCGGGTCTCTGGCAATGCTTGGGTCAACTACAGTGCTAGGGTCTCTGGCGATGCTGAGGTCTTTGACAATGCTAAGGTCTTTGGCGATACATGTGATCGACTCACTGGCCGTGCAGAAAAGTCTGATACCAATGAAGACATCTTTATTGAAATGAATGACAAGCGATATAAGTTGGTTGAGATTGTGTGAGGCGCTGAATAGGCACGTGAGGATAAAGGAGTCCATTGACAACGGTGGTGAGGTAGTTGATAATGATGAGTAACCACCAATCAATTACAGGATTTCACCATGGCAAAGTGGAAACAGTTGAACGCATCGAGGGTCTTCCCGGACTTCAAGCCGGTACGGAACCCTCGATGGCTCTGGAATCGTTACGGAAAGTTCTACGATCCCTTGGTCTGGGTAAAGGTGGACGGGAAAGTCCACGACAAGTCCAGTC